AAATTTATAATAAAATATATTACTTTAATGGAATCAAGTAAACGAACTTTAACAATTAACCCCGAGTTATTTAAATTAAATGGTAGTGGAAAAAAAAATAAAACTATGTCAAAACAAAAGAAAATAAAACCATCAATTGAAGAATATCAAGTTAAAAATATTAATAAAACAAAAAAAGAATTATTGAAAAAAGTAAAAGATTTTCAAAAAAATAAAGAAATTGAACAAATTAAAGAGGATAAAGAAAAAGAAAATATTAAAAATTATCCAAATAATTTATTTGAATCAAATCAATTTGAAAATAGTGATTTTGAAAGAGAATTTAATAAATCATTAAGTTTTTTACAAAATTTAGAAAAAAAAAATAAACAAAAAAAAAAGAAAAAACAAACAATGAAAACTCCATCAATAGAAGTTAGTATGAATTTACCTAATAATTTACAAATAAATGAACCATCATATGGATGTTTAAAAAATGGTAATAAACCTACTTATAATCAATTAAATAAAACTCTGAAAAAAGAAAATAACGGAAGAAAAATTACTATATCTTTAGAAAATAATGATTCAGATGATCAATCAAAAAATAAATCTATTTCAAGTGAAAAAAATATTCAAGAATTAATTGATAATAAAATAGATATTATAGAATCATTAAATTTTAGTGATAAAATTAATAATAATGTAGAAAATAATTTAAATACAGAATCTTTAGAAGAAATACCAAAAGATTTAAATTTTAATATTAAAGATTATAATAATAATAAAGATTCACAAGATTCACAAGATATACGAGTTAACGAAGTTAAAGAAGTTAAAGAAGTTAAAGAAGTTAAAGAAGTTAAAGAAGTTAAAGAAGTTAAAGAAAACAATGAAACAATAGATTTTTCAAAATTACCGAAAATTAATAGAATTACAAGAAAAAAAAAATATATTTTAGGTAAAAAAAAAGGATCTAATCAAATTGGAATTTTATTAAAAAATAGAGAAACTCAAAAAAATATTAAACAAGAAATATCTTATTTAAAAAATAAATCCATACAAGAAATTAAAGACTACTTAAGACAAAAAAATTTAATAAAATTAGGTTCTGAAGCACCTAATGATGTTTTGCGAAGATTATATGAAGATTCAATATTAAGCGGTGAAATTGAAAATGATAATAGTGAAAATTTATTACATAATTTCTTAAATTAAATATTTATTAAAATATAAAATAAATATTTATTTTATTTTTTATGCATTAATTTATAAATAATAAATAATAAAAATATCATTAACATAATATAATACATTTCATTTAATGAAGTATCATTTTTTAATTCTTCAGAATTATTTTTTTTTTCATTATTATAAAAATTTAAATCATTACTTTTCATATAATCATTTATAGAAGTATATAAATTTTCAAAGCCACTCGTTCCAAATGGAATATAATGATCACCATTTGCTATATGTATTGGTCCACTACTACCTGTCCAATTGCTTCCAACATTTGAAACTTTACATTCTACTTCTACTTCTTTACATTTAGGTGTTGGATCTTCGATTAATGATTTAGGAATATCTGCAGTAGATATTACTGTATTATAAGCGCTATCAAAAGTACATGGAATAAAACCTTTACTATTTTTACATGTTGTATCTATGTATTTATAACGAATTTGTGTTGTATTAGTTGCGTCTTTACATTTTCCAAATTCATATACAAATTTATTACCAAGAACATCTCCACATTTTTTTTTATTTATTACATCTGGTTTCATCTGAACCAAAGACATTAAATAACTAGCTCCAATACCTATTGTTTGTCCTGTACTTTCTGTACTTAAAAAACCACTAGATTGAATTAATTGTTCGGTTGGATCATTTAAGCAATCAGTTTCTGGATTTTTTAAAATACATCTCGGATTTGCTTTTCCCATAATTATAATATAAAAGTATTTAAAAATTTACATTTTTTTTTATTTATATTATTAATTATATTCAATTTTTTAGCTTACTTTTTATCTATATTTAAATTATTAATTGTATTCAAATTTTTAGCTGACGTTTTTTTTAATTCTTTATCCTCATTATTTTCTATTATTTTATTATATTCAGTTATTAATGAAATTAATATTAAAAATACTAAAACTAATATTAATATTTTAGTTATTAATTTCATAGTTTTTTAATATATATTAAAATAATAATATATATTAATAAACTATGTTATTTTTAAATAATAGATCACAAATTAAACAATACAAATCAAATAATCAAGAAACATGGAAAAATGTATCAAATAATAATACTATAATTGTTGCTAAAAATGTATACAATGAAACAGCCAATAATTCGTCAAATTTTACTCCTTGGCCTAAAACTTGTCAAAGCAGACAAAAATATAAATTTAACCCTAACCCCATTAAGCATTATAGAAAACAATATACAAATGCTTCTTCAATCAACAATAATCATTCATTTAGTAATAATTCTATGGTTGGGTTTTTAGATAAACCCGGTAATTATATTGTAACAGATAGTAATGATTGCAAAGATTGTGGCTTACAACCATCTCAAAATATACATATTACATTATTTAATAAAACAGAACCTTCACCACAACCAGGAGATTGGTCTTATGATTCTTCTAAAAATAAAATGAATTGTATTGGTTGTAATCCACAATCTATGGTTATAAAACGTGCTACTACTGTTATTGAACCAACTTATTGTACATCCAATAAAGAATATTTATATAAAAAATGTAAGACATTTACACAAAATTTACCTAATTTTGTTGAAAATAGCACTAAATTTGACGGTGACGGTACAATGACAACTGAATCTTGTAATAAACACACATTTAATTGTAAAATTACATTTAATCCGTCAAATCAAAAATATAAAACACAAGGACCTATAACCAGTAGTTCTCGTATTAGCGCTTTAAAATATGCGTGTAACGATGAAACAAATAAAAAATGTTATAAAAATGGCATCAATAGTAAATGTAATACTAATAATAAAGAGTGTAAAACTAAATTAGAATTATTACAAAGTAATGCTTGTTATGGTTGTGTTACTGATAAAATTTTAAGAAGAAAAAGAATAAATATATTAAAATAATTTATTTATTATAATAGTAAATATATAATAAATAATAATATGTTCATATTTATCAATAACAAAAACATAGGAAATATTAACATAACAACTCTATAATCAAGAACTGGGATGGATAAGACAAAAAATATAAAAAATAAATTTATATTTAATCATTTAAATTTTTATTAATTTGAAAATTATATTTATTACACCAAGTAATTGATTTTTGTATATTTACATTTTTTAATACATTCAATTTATTATTAAATTTTTCATAATTTAATTTAATAATTTTATCTTTTATTAAATCACTATCTTCATTACTTTCGTTATTTTCATTATTTTCATTATTTTCATTATTTTCATTATTTTCATTATTTTCATTATTTTCATTATTTTCATTATTTTCATTATTTTCATTATTTTCATATAATTTTATAATACAATTATTTTTATTATTATAATGATTATTATTACAATAATTATTATCACATATATATACATTTGATGGTGGTGATTTTGAATATATTAAATCATCTATTTCTTTATTTTTAAAATCACGTATATTTATACCAATTTCTTCATAATTAACAATATTTTTTTTATTTATTACTTTATTTTCAGAATTTGTATTTTTTTCATCATCACTTGTTATATAAATATTGTTTATTGTATCAGTAATATCATTATTATTATTATTGTTATTGTTATTATTATTATTATTATTATGAAAATCCAAATTTTCAATATTTAAATATTCTCTTATTAAATTTAAAGTATTATTGATATTTTCAATTTGTTGTTGTCCATATATAGCATTAATTTCTTTAATTTTATTTAGAAACATATTAGGAAATATATTATTTAATAAACTTTTGATATTATCACTGTTTTCAATTATGGATCTATAATTTTTTATTAATTCATTTTTAAGATTATCATTATTTCCTTTATAATATTTACAAATTATATATTTTTCAGAATTAGCAATTCTGCTGGTATGTGGTTTATATATATATATATTTTCATATAAATTTGATAATAAAAATAATAATTCTATAGTTTTATATTTAAAAATATCAAAAATTTTTAAAATAAAATGTCCATTTTTTTTTTGCATTATTATTGCATATACTATTTGTGAGAATATTAATTTTATAGACATATCTTCTTGATTGTTAAAATCAACAGAAAAATCTATACCACCGTCTGCGGTTATATAATCCATACTAGAACCATATTTTTCATTTATATAATTTAAATTTTCTTCTAAAAATAAATCACCATTTTTTGATTTACCATTTTCTATTATTACATTTTTATTATTATTTAAAAATATTTGACTTTTTTTCCACGCAGGAACATTTATATCACTAGAAATTAGTGTCATACCATAATATTTATCTGATTTATTTTGTCTAAAATAATTAAATGCTTCGATAAAACCACCTGGTCCTTCTGCTAAATGAAAACATTTAATTTCATAACTATCATCTAAAAAATTAAATATATTTATAATTTCAATCATTTTAAAAAAAGCACGACTTAATGGTTTATATTTACATACTGAATAATTTTTTCCAAAAATATGTGTATGTATATATTCATGTGGATTAGTTATTTTTTTATAATAATCCCAATGTTCTTCGTATATATTTATTTCTTCTTTTATTTTCGTTAAATAATTATAAAGAGATTGTGATATATATGGATTATTATCTTCTTTATCAATCACGTCTATATCATTATTGTAAATAATATCTAATTTTAAATCTATAAAATTTAAACTTGGTATACTAATATAAGCCATTTATTATATTAATATTCTTAACTAAATTTATTAATATAATAAGTTTATGTTGTTTTAATTTATTATTTTTTTTTTTTTTCTAATTTTGCTTTTTCTTTTTGTTCTTTAAGTTTTTGTTTTTCTTCTAATTTTTCTTGTTTTTTTGCTTCAGCTAATGCAATTTTTTCATCTATTGTCAATTTAATTTTATCTATTTTGTCTTTTTTATTATCTTTTTCTTCAATAAATTGTTGTGCTAATTTTTTAGATTTTTCTTCTATAGATTTTTTTTCCGATTCTAACATTTCTTTATCTAAAATATCTAATTCTTCTACTATTTTTTCAGATTTTTCTATTTTTTCAGTTTGAGATTTTAGTTTTTCTTCAATAGAATCTTCATCTATATCTCTAACTTTTTTAAATACAAAATAATTATTTAAAAATGAAATTTTCTTCTCTTCTTCACTCATATTTAATGAACTACCTATTTTAAATTTTAAACTAGGTTGTCGAATAATTTCATTATTCATAAATTTGTACATTTCTTCAAAAGAACCTAAAGAACCCGGTAATCCCAACTGTTTATATTCGGAAACATTTAACAATACAAATCCATAATTTTCCATTAATCTAATTAAATAATTGAAATTTACCAAATATTCACGAAAAGTTTTATTAATAGATTCTTGAAAAATATCAATAGCATAACCAAGACAAGATTCATCATCATTAAATTCAGTATTTACATAACGTTTAGTTATTTCCCATATTTTAGTTTGATTTTTAAATAAACTTTTGCTTTCTCCTTCTTCTAATGTTTGGAGCATATCAAAAACGCGTTTTCCATCATAACAAGCACCAATAAAATATCCATTAATTGCAGTACATTGTGCAATATTTTTAAAGAAATTATGTGCAATTGTTTCATTTTCAAACATATAATGTAAAGCAAATTGAATAGAGCTTACATTAAATCCATTTTTTGCAATACCATAATTTTTATAAACTCCTTTTCCAAGAGTTATTTCATTTTTTGTTCCTTCTCCAAATATAGCTTTTGCAATATATTTACTTTTTTCGGTAAAGAATGCTTCGCCATTTTTTATATTAACAGAACTATTTCCAGTTAAAAATAATGCTTTTGGAATACTAGTAAATTTATAACAATAATTCAAATAGCGTGCACAAGCACCGTCAATTCGATTTTCAATATTGTCCTTTGATAGATCAATACCTAATATGAATGATAAATTTGTATTAATCCATTTTGGTAGATCACCACCTTTTCCACAAGCATAATCAATTAAAGTTTGACCAGGTTGTAAAGTATTATTTATTAAGATATTTTTAACATATAAATTATGGAAATCACGTAATCCACGTGTTTGGCTTTTATTTGTAACTTTATTATAATAAACATCATCATCTGCATTATCCATCACAATACCGTTGCCTGATTTAATAATTTCTTCGCTAATAGGATTATGAATAGATTGCCAATTAGAATTAGCGACATGATATGCATTTCCATAATTTTTAGCACCCGCTCTTAATTCACTTGTTTTATCATACCGAACTCTTAAAGGTATCCATTTCCAAAATTCAGGTTTTGAAGAATCATAACTAAATTCAACAATACAATAATCTTCAATTTCTTCATTTTCTAAAGTATAACTTTTAAGATTATTTTCAGTATCTAAACTTCCTAAAATATTACAAATTCCTGCATTATTATCACTAGGATTTGTAGGATAAAATTGCATAGGTTTATAGTTACTCGAATATGAATGTTTATTTAAATTTGATGGTAAATAATCATTAATCAGATCATTAAATGGATTAATATAACCATGTTTTGATTCATCAAAACCAACGTGTAAAATAAGTGTATAATATTGTTTTAAATCATTTGTACCAGTTAAAGAAATTCCATTAGTATGTAAGTTTGATACAATGTTTTTTTTTAATTCATTTTTTTTGAATTTAACTAAGAAGTCAATAGTATTAAATTTTGGTGGTTTCCATTTAAAAGAATCAGACCATGTAAATTTATAATTAGGAGCAATTTCGCCAACTTTTTTACTAGCAACACCTGTATTTGCAGGTGTAAATATAAGACCATCTGTAATATATTGATATAATCCTTTTTCAATATTATTTAAAATTGTAGCACAACCATTAAAAATATTTTGTGCATAAAATTTTTTAATTTTAATATTAAATGGTAATTTTAATTTTGGATCTTGTAAAATAAATTGCATATTTATTTTTTTAATTAGACTATTTAAAATTACTAAACGGTATTTTGCCGAATCTTCTTTTGTTTTTTCATCTTTTCCAAGTTTGCTAGGTGGATCATCGTCAAATTCTTCGTCTTCTTCAACTTTCATTATTTTATCTTTTTCTTTTTTAATATCATCCTTTTCTTTTGCTTTTGCTTTTGCAATATCTTCTACATCAATAAATGGAAACATAGTTACATTTTTACCGTTTATATAATAAACATCAAAAGCAGCATATAAATTAATAAATTGTCCATTTTTATCATGTAAAATATGTTCTCCGTCAATTAATGTATTAAAAATTTCTTTGATACTAGTAAAACAACCTGTAAATTCAATATTCATAGAAGTAGTTAATAAATAAATTTTTCCATCATTATTAATATATAATAATTTACGCAATCCATCTGCTTTATCAGTTACTGTATAATTATTTCTAATATTTGGTATATTTTTATTATAATCATCCTGATTAAATATATTAATCATTTGGAGAGTTGTAGATGATGGTCCAACAAAATCTTTAAAATTAGTTTTCACCAATTTTGTTTTATCAAAATCAGCTCCTTTAATTAATTTATAATAATTAAATAATATATTATTTTGTTCATTTAAGGTTATTGGGTATTTTGTTTGTTGTAAACCGGTTAAAATATATTTAATAGTTTTCTTTAATAAATTATATAAATAAATACCAGTTTCAAATGTTGTGTCAATACCAATTTGAGTATTATTACATTCTATTTCTATTTCATAGTGTTCATGAGAATTAAATACATTAGAATCTTTAATATTAAATTGTGGTATCATTTTTCCATTAACAGTATCAGATGTTTTAACAATACTTAAGTGAATAATTAATGGTATTAAAGGGTGGGAATATTCAAAACGTTTAATAAATCTAAAAATTTTCTTTGTTGAATCCCATTTATTTAAAACTTTTTGGATTTTTTCTTGATTTATCTCATAATTATTTTCTACCTGAAATGATACTCTGAAATTATAATCATCAAAATCAATTGGATAAATAGGTTGTTCTTCAAATTTAAAATAATTTTTTTCTAAAAAACTAATACTAGCCGGGTCAACAATATTAGTTAAAGTATTATTATTACAATAATATTGAATATTATTTAATCCATCTAATTGTGTTCTAATTTGGGAATATTCATTATCTAAAATAATTTTTAAACTATAGTTTTGATTTACAAGATTAAATCCATTGGATAATATTGATTTTGCAACATTAGTAAAATCTATTTTAGTGATTGATTTTATTTTTTTTGTTCCAAAGCGCACTTCAAATTCTGGATTACTATTTTCAGGAAACTTTGTTAAATTTTCCATATATAAATTTAATAATCTTTTGAATTTTTTAGTATCTTCGCTATCATCACTTGATTCAATAACAGATTTAATTTTTTTAGATACTTTATCAAATTCACTATTTGATTTAGGTGAAATTTTTGATTTAGCAATAGATTTAGATTTAGATTTAGATTTATCTGACATAATATATATATTTGTTTATTATTTAAATTTAATTAATATATATATCAATTTTAATTAAATTTCTTTTATTAAATTTAACTCAATAACTTTAAAATTTCTTCATATAAATCCTTTTTTGTTTTCTTTTTATTTGCTTCTTTATAAATATTAATTTTTAATTTATTTGCAATAGTAATAAGTTCTTCTGATTTATATGCACTAATTGATTTAAGTGGTTTATTTAAATCCTTTACAAAAAAAGACCTTTCTATAATGGTTTTAATATTTTCTTTTTCATATTTTGGCTCAAACAATTCAATACTAAAATTATTAGTTTTTTGTGAAGTATTATTATAAACTAATTTTAAAATAGTATAGCTTGTAAAATCAGTATTAGAAAAATCATTATTATTATCTTCATCATTATCTTCTTTAGTTTCTTCGCTATTAATATAAGAAAAATATGTATAAGTATTATTGTCTTTTAAAATAATAATATTTTGTTTATAAAGCATATTTAAACATTCAAAAGTATATAAACTAATATTTTTACTATTTAATAGCTCATCTTCAACATAATTTCTTCTGAATTTATAATATTTAATATTTGTTTTAAAATTATCTACATTATTTTGAATTTTTTCAACTAATTTTATTTTAAACTCTTTTTCAACTTTAAGATGATTTAAATATTGTATATCTGTGTCTTCATAATTATTTATAATTTTATAAAAAGCCCAAAAAAGTTTATCATCAAAAAATAATTTCTTCTTTTCACTATATTTGCTTTGAGATTTATTATAATTATTATAAATTAAATTTTTACTTACACTTGGTTTAATAATTTTATTATTATTTTTTTCTTGTATGTCATTTTTATTTATATAATTTAAATTTTTTACATCATTTAAATTATATAACATATATTGTTTCAAATCTTTGACACAAATACTATTTGGTTCTAATGAAAACATCTATGTATCATATTAAGATGTGAAATAATCTTTAAATTGTTTTAATAAATATTTATATTTTTATAATAAATTAGTATTATTATTGTCAATAAAATATGTTTTTTGTAGATCTTTTTTAATTATTTCAATATGATTTATATTATTTTCTTGAACACTAACAAAATTTAAATATTTATTTATTTCATCAATAACACTTTCATGTATATTATTTAAATTAACAAATATACCATTATTATTTTCTGTTAATTTTATATTATTATTTTTTAATATTTTAGCAATTTCAATATGATGTTCTTCTTCTAAAAGTTCAATTTGTTTTCTAATTTTTTCTAAAAGAGTATAATTAGTTTTTTTATAATTAGATATATTAAAATCTTTTAAATCTTTTAAATCTTTTAAATCTTTTAAATCTTTTAAATCTTTTAAATCTTTTAAATCTTTTAAATCTTTTAAATCTGTATTTGTATCATTTGTATTTTCGTTATCAATTATTTCATTCATTTAAATTATATAAAAAATATTTTTTATATAGTTTATTTAATTTAATTTAATTTTATTTTATTTTATTTTATTTTATAGATAATTCATTTAAACTGGTTTCTTTAATATTAATTTTTATTAATTCTGCTATAACCGAAATATATGTATCATTTAATTCATAACGTTGTCCAATAACTTTAACATTAATAATATCATTTACATTAATTTTAGAAAATTCTTCATTATTATAATTATAATCACGGGCAATAAATATTAAATATGGATTATATTCTTCATTTAATTCTGCTCTAATTCCTGCTTTTGTTATTGATTTTACTATACAATTTAATTCCATAGATTCCACTAAATTAGATATTAAACATTCAAATACAACTTCAAATTTAACATTTTTTGAATACAATTCTCCGCATGAAAAATTTATAATTTTAATAGATCCAGGTTTTACATAACCTTCTTCTATACAAATACCTTCTTTTTTTTTTAATATAGCTGATAATGTTTCTTCTAAATTATTATTAAAATATTTAAAATCAATATTTATATTTTCATTTAAGATTACTTTTGTAAAATAATCCTTGTTTTGATTTTTTTTTAAACTTAATTTATTTTTAGACATATCAATTAATATAATAATATAAATAAATCTTTAATTATATTCAATTTTATTATTTTTAAAAATTATTTATTAATGAATCTTTTATATTAAAAAACCATTTTTTATCATCATTTTTAATATTATCAAAATATCTTAAAATAATTTCAACAAATAAACACATATATTTTGTTGGAAATTTTGTAGGAAAATTTCTAATATTTAAATTATTTAAAATAGTTTTTAAATCATTTTGAGAATGTGAAGTACAAACTTTACCAGAATTATAATTGCCATTTTTGTTAGAAGGATCTTTTAAATCTTTTATCTTAAATATATAATTATATTTTGTATTATTATCATTATCTATATCAAATATTTTTATAAATCCTAAAGAATTACTATAATTCGATAAGTTTATTTTATTTGAATTAATAATTTCTGTAAAATCTTTAGAATAATTTAATGGAGTACCGTGTAGTAATTTATTATTATCTAAAACAAATAAATTATAATTAAAATCTTTTGTAAATTCTTCTTTATCTTTTTTATTAATAATTAACGGATCAAATATAAAACCTTTTAATTTATCAGTAATTAATATTATATTATTATAATACTCTTTTACAACTAAAAATATATTATTTTTTAATTCATCTTTTTCTATATGAGATTTATCAATAGATTCATTAAATATATATTCTATTATTGATTTATGTGAATCAAAATTTAATTTATCTAATAATATTTGTATTATTATTTTAATTAATTCTTTCTTATTTATTTTATTAGATTGTATATCAGTTTCTAATAATATTTTGTCACTTAAATCAAATAAATTTTTATATTTATCTATTAATTCTGCAAATATTTTTATATTAGAATTTTTTGATTCGATTTTATTTAAATATTCAATATCGTTATTAATTATACTGTTATATTCATTATAAATATTTTCAAAAACTACATTGATATTAAGATATTCTTTTTTATCTTTTAATGATTGAGAATCTTCTAATTTATCAACTATTTTTATATCAGCATTTGTATACATTTTTTTATCAATTGGTTTTTTTATAGAATCTTGTACTTTAAATACCAAACTATCATTATGATAATTTATTGGAGCAATTCTATTATACATAGATGTATTTTCATAATTAATTTCTAAAGGTTGAAAAATATATAATTCATCTATATTTATAATTTTTCCATTTTTACCATATTTATCTTTTACTATATAATTTGAATTTTCTACTAATTCCGTTAAAGCATTATTAATCGAAGATAAACTATAATTTTTTATAGTACTTAAAAAAGATATTATTTCACTCTTTGTATAAAAAAATTTATCTAAAAATAGATTATTTATCTTGGATATTATATTATTATTATTTGTTTCTAAAAATGAATCATTATAATTATTATAATCATTAATTTCCGAATCAATATATTTATCGTAATTATTACAATTATAATTACATGTTTCCATAAAATCACATAAAGCTGTATGTGGTTTATCCCCGATTAAAAAATTAATTGTTTCATTATTTGATAATATTTGTTCAATATTAGACTTGTCATATTTTTTTAATATTTCTGAATTATAATTTTTTAAATCAGAATTTAAAAAACAATCAACACTTATTTCTTTCATTATTCTTGTTACTTTACCTATTTCTATCGCTTTTGTTTCTGCTTTTCTATATAATAACATATCGACTGTTTCTATTGTTTTATTTTCTAATAATGTTGCATGCATAAAAATTTTTGTATTTCTTTTTATTAAAGGCAAATCTTTGTGGCTACAATTTCTTACTCCTCGTCCAATAATTTGTTCTATCCTGTTAATATTATACCATGGTTCCATTAAATGTATTTGTCTAATAAATTTAAAATCAATACCTTCTGAACCAGCCATGGATAATAATATTACTTTTATAAAATTACCATCAATATTATTCAAATCTGTTACTGCTTTTAATTCACTTTTTAAATCACTTGTTAATATTTTATCTCCAGTTATCATAATATAATTATATTGTTGTTTTATTTTACTATTATAATTTGGTAATAATGAATTATTACCATATTTTTTAAATCCATTACATTCTAAAGCTAATGCCAATGGAATTAATCCTGATTCTATAAATTGTGAATATACTATGGTTATACCTTCAGATAATTCAATACTATCTAAAATATTTTTTATTTTACAGCTATATTTACCTATATTTTCTTTTAAAAAAATATTTTCACTCGATTCATCTATAAAACTATAACAATATTTTTTTTTATCATTAGATTTTTTTAATATATTATTTAAACCATTTTTTCCTATTAAATCTTCTGGACTTATAGTTATTTTTGGAAATTCATTAAATGAACTTTTTTCTAATATGCTGTTTGGATAAACCATATTTAAACACATTAAAGGTTTTTGAAGTTCTGTATATTTAAAAGAATTAATTGATTCAAATTTTGTTTTATAAATAATATAATTATAAATTTTTTCTTGATAATTATCAATATTATTTAAATATAAATCAAAAAATCTTATCTTATTATCTATTCTAGTATTTTTTAAATCGTATAATGGATATTCTATCGATTTAATACTTCTATATTTATCATAATCATATGGTAAAATTCTATATGGAAAACTAAACGGATTATCACCTTTTACATAACTAATATAACCATTTAATTTTCTTTTTAACAAATCTTTTCCAACTTCATTACCGTCTTCATCTATTACAAAATTACCATGTTTCTCAAACACATCACTTAATTCTATTGTGCTTCTTTTATCATTTAAATTCAATAAATTTGTTATATATATTATTTCTTTATAATCATTATACATCGGCGTTGCAGACATCAATACCAATTTCATATTATAAACATATTTTACCAAATTTAATAATTGTTTTGCTACTAATTTACTTGATTCATCACTGCTTGATTCGCGTATATTATGTATTTCATCTATTATAATTAATCTATTACCAAAAAAATTTTGTAGTTTATTTTGTATTAATTTATTTCTATCTTTAACACTTAATTTATATAAATTTGAAGTATCAATATTAGATTTTTTTATTATTAAATTCGCAAATTCAATATAACCCATAAATAAATAATAGCTATTAATTATATTCTCTACTATTTTAATTACTTTCTCTCGTGATATTGTAGATTTTAACATGTTTATATCTTTTAAAAAATTATTTCCAGCACAATTATTTATTTTATATTTTCCATCTTCAATTGTTAATTTACGCTCATCAAATAATTGAAGTTTAAAACTTGTTTGTACACTACGAGATGCAATAATTATAATTCTTTCTTTATAACCATTTAATTTTAAATATTCTCTTGTTTCTTCTGCTATACTTATAGCCGAACAAGTTTTACCTGTACCCAAACCATGATATAAAAATAAACTATTATATGGTGTATAATTTGATAAAAATGTTTTTACAAACATTTGATGTGGTAATAATTCAAATTCACTATTACATAATCTTTTCGATTCTTCTTCTATTGATTTTATTTTTTTTATATCAACAATAAATTTATTTTCTTTAAATTCTTGTAAATTTGAAATTTTTATATTTAACAAATTATCATCCAAATGAGGATATAAATATTCATAGTTTTTATAATATTTATTACCTGTTTCTGATGAATTTATTTTATTTAATAATTCAATCGAATTCAAAAAATATTGTAAATCTTTCTTTGTTTTAATATGATTTTTTGTATTTTCTATTATAGATTCTTCAAAATCTGTATTATTAATGTTTTTTTTAAAAATATTATATAATTCTATATTTGTAATTTTTTTTGACTTAATAAAATCTTCATCTTCATAAAAATATTTTTTATCTTCTTCTTCTTCTGCTTGTTGTTGCGAATCTGCCTCTTCTTCTGAATCTACCTGTTCTTCCGAATTTACCTCTTCGTCCGAATTTACCTCTTCGTCCGAATCTGCCTCTTCGTCTGAATCTGCCTCTTCTTCTGAATCTGAATCTGAATCTGAATCTGAATCTAAATCTGGTTGTTCTGGTTGTTCTGAATCTGGTTGTTCTGAATCTGGTTGTTCTACTTGTTCTGGTTCTTCTGGTTCTAGTTGTTCTGGTTCTAGTTGTTCTGGTTGTTCTGGTTCTAGTTGTTCTGGTTGTTCTGAATCTGGTTGTTCTGAATCTGGTTGTTCTGAATCTGGTTCTTCTGGTTCTTCTAGTTGTTCTGGTTCTTCTGGTTCTAGTTGTTCTGGTTGTTCTGAATCTGGTTGTTCTGAATCTGGTTGTTCTGAATCTGGTTGTTCTGAATCTGGTTCTTCTGGTTCTTCTAGTTGTTCTGGTTCTTCTGGTTCTAGTTGTTCTGGTTGTTCTGAATCTGGTTGTTCTGAATCTGGTTGTTCTGAATCTGGTTGTTCTGAATCTGGTTCTTCTGAATCTGGTTGTTCTGAATCTGGTTCTTCTGAATCTGGTTCTTCTTTTGATTCTTCCGAATCTGGTTCTTCTTTTGATTCTTCTGAATCTGGTTCTTCTTTTGATTCTTCTGAATCTGGTTCTTCTTTTGATTCTTCTGAATCTGGTTCTTCTTTTGATTCTTCTGAATCTGGTTCTGCTTGTTGTTCTTCTTGTCGTTCTTCTTGTTGTTCTTCTTGTTGTGGTTCTATTTTTTCATGACTAATATTCATTTATATATTAAATATATAGTTTATTAGTTTTTAATAATTTATTTAATTCAATTAATATATTTTTTTTTTCAATATTATAGTCGCGTAAATATTCACTTGCAGTATGTAATGGTACCCATTCAATTTTACTTATTTCATATGTCTGAAATATATTAGTCGGTGGATTATTATTTATAATAAATCCTAAAAAATATTTATGTTTATATGATTTATAATTTGAACCTGTATATATTTCTTCTAAAGGTATTATATTATTTAATATAATAATATCTATTTTGTTATAACCGGTTTCTTCTTCAAACTCTCGTAATGCACACATTATATCTTTTTCTTGATAATTACGTCTTCCTTTAGGAAATCCCCATTCTGGTTCGATATAATTATTTGTACATTCTTTAATTATAATTTCTAAACTTATTGCTTCATCATTTATTTTATACCCTTCTTTTAATTTATTAAATTTATTATTTGATAATTTTTCTTCATTTTTATATTGATTTGCAATTTTAATTCCCCATAAATAATTCCATAAATCTTTAAAATTATTTTTTAATAATTTATTTCGTTCACCAATTGTCATTTTTTCAAATGTATTTAATATATATTTTTTATCTTCTAAATTATATTTTCCTCTCATAAAATCTACAAATGCTAAACTATCTTTTCTCTTTATTAATAATACCTCATAATCATCTATAGCTTTTCTAAATGCAATAATACCTATACTTGTAATTGGTATTTTACATTGATGAAATAAATGCCCTATTTTTCCGCAATTATTGCAAAATGTTGTTTTTTTTATATTACTCATTTTAGCAAAATAATTTTTAAACTATATGTAACTATTTAATTGTTTTTATATTATTTATATTTAATGAGTAATATAAGTAATATATTTAATCCCGAAATATGGGGACCACATTATTGGTTTTTTTTATATACTATGGCTCTCTCGTATCCTTTAAATCCAAATGATGTTTCTAAAAGAAAATATTATGATTTTATACAAAATTTACCATTATTTATGCCTGTTTCTGATATTGGTAATACATTTTCTCAATTTTTAGATCACTATCCTATTACACCTTATTTGGATTCACGAGAGAGTATGATAAAATGGGTACATTTTATACATAATAAAATAAATCTTTATCTAGGAAAACCAGAACTCACATATTATGAAGCAATGGATACATATTATCAAAATTATAAACTTAAAGATGTTAAGACGAGAGAAGAGAGAGCAAATAAACATAAATATATTTATGGAGGAGCACTTATTTTATTAGTTTCTCTCATTATTTTTTTATATTTTTCAAAATAATATTTATATATTATATATAATATATAATATATAATATGCCAAGTAGAAAAAAATCGAGACTTGATATATATAATTTACCTGATTTTGATCACAAAGATATTGATAAACTATATTCAAATGTACAAGAAGATAAGTTAGATAGAACAAAACTTGCAAAAATTCCAGGATTTATAACGGATGAAGAATTAAAATGTTTAAATGAAAAAATAGAAAAATCAAATAAACAAGGAAAAAAAAAATCTACAAAAAGAAGAAAATCTACAAAAACAAGAAAATCTAGAAAAAGAAGAAAATCTACAAAAAGAAGAAAATCTACAAAAAGAAGAAGAAATTAATTTAAGAATCATAATTAATAAATATAATAATATATTAATTATGAAATTAGAATTATTTATTGGATTAATTGTTTTAATTTTTGTTGCAAATATTTATTTTGAAGGAAAGATTTTAGCAAAAATTAAATCATATCAAAAATATTATAAAATGGCATTTATCGCATTTGTAGGATTATGTGTATATTTATATTTAAAACGTTCTCCACAAAATGCAAAAGAATTTTTTAGCAACGCAAATGGTTATATAAAATATTTACCCATTGATAGAAATACAACTTCTATGGTTGCGCCTTTAATAGATTTTACAGGAAAAGCATTAGGAGATTCTATTAATTCTAATTATAATGCTAATCATGCTCAAAACCAATACAATCAAACATTTCAAAGTTTGACACCACAACAAAGACGGTTATTAAATTCTGGAAATAAAGGAACAAAACGAAGTGTAAGTGAAACAAAAAAAAAATATGTAGCAGCAAATCAAAATTGGAAATGTAAGCATTGTACAAAACAATTACCTGCATGGTTTGAAGTAGATCATGTAATGAAGTTGGAATATGGAGGTTCAAATAATATAGACAATTTAGAAGCATTATGTAGAGATTGTCATGGTAAAAAAACCGCAATGGAAAATCTATAATATTTTTAAATTGTATCTTTTTTTTCTTTATATTAATATAATATATCAATAATATAATTATGCCTGAATCATATAATACTAAAGGTTTTTTAAATTTATCATATGAATTAATAAAAGAAATATTTAATTTTTTTTTAAATATATTAAAATATTTTAAAAATTTTTTAACATGGTTTATAGATATTTTTTTTAATGGAAATTATTATAAATATTATATTTTTATAACACTATTATTACTATTTAGTTTAATATTTTATTTAATATATTATATAAATCCTTATAGTTTGTTTTCACCAAAAATAGCACAACTTTCTATTTTAATAATTGGTTCAATATTTTTAATATTATTTTATTTTTGTATTCATAGAAGATTTATAGAAAGTCATGACAATTTAACTTTATCAAAACCAGAACCAGATAAAGCGGATAGAGTTATAAAAAATATTTTTATATATAAGAATTTTAAAGATACAATATTGAATCCATTTTATAAATTATTAAAAAGTTTTTTAACTTTATTATTTTTAATTTTAATACCTGTAATGTTAATAAGTTTATTATTTTTAAGTTATAAATTAAATGAAAGCTTATTTTATTTAACAAAAACATTATCATTAGTAATTATTATAATAACTACTTTTGCACTATTAATAAAATTATTTAATGTCAATTTAAATGAAGAAAAATGTTTAAATAATGAAAATATCATTATTAAATTATTTTGTATAATAAAATATTTAATTTTATTCTTACCTTGTATGGTAATAATATTAATAGAAAAAATTAGAGATGATTTAAAATTAACAACAAAATCAATATATATATTATTTATTTTAGAATTATTATTAATATGTTTATTTTTCTTTTTACCAATATTATTTAACTATTTAAATAATTTTAATACGCAAAAATTATTAAAAAATAATGAAATTATTTATACAAATAAATATAGAGTAATAGGAAATTATCAATCTTTGCGCGGTGAAAAAATAGAACAGTTAAAAGCACCAATTATTTATAGTTTATTTGATAAAGAATATGATAATTCTGGTAATATAATTAATCCAAGTGAATATAATTTAGAAACAATATTTAATGGAAATACAAATTCAAATAACAATATCTATAAATATAATTACGGTATAAGTTTTTACTTATATTTAAATCCACAAGAAAATAATACAAATATAGCATATAATGATAAAAATGGGGTAGTTTTATTTAATTATGGTAATAAACCTGTTATAAAATATAATGGAAGAACTAAACAATTAATAATTGAATCTTATGATATAACAAATAATGACTCGAGTCAAAAAAAAATTATTTTTAAATCAAATGATAAAAATTATAATAATTTTAATCTGAAATATCAAAAATGGTTATATTTTGTTATTAATTATAAAGATAATAATTTAGATATTTTTATAGATAGTAAATTGGTTGCTTCAGAAAAAAATATACCAAATTTCAGTACAAATGATTATGTAGAAATTGGAGATATTAAATATAAAAATAAAGATGGAATATATGGAAGTATAAAAGAAATTTATTACTATAAAACACCTAAAACTATAAATGACATAAATTTATTGTACGATTTAACAAAAAATTAGATTAAATTAAATAAATTAATTTAATATAAATAATAATATTAATTTATATTAAATATGAATATTGCTAATATTATTATAATTATAATATTAATATTAATAATAATATGGCTATTAAATAAAGTATTTTTTAGAACAAATATTGTATATGATAAAATGTTAAATGCAAATAAAGAAGGAAGAGTTAATGAAGGTTCAGGGAGTATCTTTACAAGTTCAACAAATTATATAAATAATAGTAATTTAAACGATGAAAACACTAGTAATTTTATGTTAAGTGTATGGTTTTATATTGATAATTGGAATTCTAATATAAGTGAAGAAAAAAATATATTATTTATGGCAAAAAAGTCTGATGTCAAGACTATAGGTGGTTTAACAAGTATGAATGGATTAACAAAATCAACAAAATGTAATTTAAATACCACAGATATTTCATATAGAAATTTAAATATTAGTTTGGATAAATATGAAAATAATTTATTAATTGATATTGAAACTTCCGGAGAAGACTGTAAAAATATGGATGATGCAGTAAGCGGTTCCATAAATTCTGTAATAACAAGACATAAAATAAGTAATATTCCATTACAAAAATGGAATTGTTTAATTTTAAGCGTAGATACTAAAACATTTGATATATATTTAGATGGTAAATTAAGAAATTCTTTTATTTTAGATGGAACCTATACTGGTAGTAATAAAAAAAATATATATTTAGGAACAGTAGATACAATACTAGGTTTTGAAGGATTTATTACAAGAATACGTTATGAAGCAAATCCAATTAATCCAGAACAAGCATATAAAATTTATAGAGAAGGTATAAATGCATCATTAGCAAAATCATTATTTAATGATTATAGTTTAAAAATATCATTTTTAGAATTTAATAAAGAAAAAGGTAGCTTTACCATATAATTAATATAAAAATATATAATTATATATTTTATATATAATAATATATAATGGAAAATATAAAAAATGCAACAAGCAATTTAAAAGATAATATAGCAGGTAATTTAAATAATATAAAAGATAATATAGTTAATGCTGGAAATAATATTAAAGAAAAATTACCTGTTGCCCCGGGAATGCCAGATTTAAAACCAGATAGTGGAGATAGTTTTTTTTCAAAATCAAAAGAATTTTTATCTTCCAATACATTAGTAGCAAAAGCAACCTTTTTATTATTTATAATAATTTTATTTGGCTTCTTGTTTTATATTTTTAGTAAATTATTAATATATTTTTTTTCACCTGAACCCACACCTTATTTATTATATGGAATGAAAGATGCAACTACTGGTTTAACAGTTAAACAATCTATGAGTGAAAAAAATGCAAAACCAATTTTAAGAAGCAAAGATGAATATGATGGCGTTGAGTTTACTTATTCATTTTGGATTTATGTAAAAGATCAAAATTTAGATGATGAAAATAAATATATGCATGTTTTTCATAAAGGCGGAACACAATCAACAGATAATAATATGTATGAACCAAATAATGCACCTGGTGTTTATCTATATAAAGGAAGAAAACCACAAACTGGGTCAAATAATAATTTAATAAATGAATTTAAAGAATTAGGATTATTAATAAGACTTAATATTTTCCATAATAATGAAGATAATAATAATCCATTTAAATATTATGAAGATGTAGCTGTAGACGGAATACCTATTAAAAAATGGGTTGGAGTAATTATTAGATTAACATCACAAAATATATTAGATGTTTATATTAATGGAACATTAGCAAAAAGAAAAAAATTATCAAATGTAGCAAAACAAAATTATGATGATGTTCATATTAATAAAAATGGTGGATTTAATGGTAATATGTCTAATTTGAGATATTATAATTATGCAATTGGAACATTTGAAATAACAAATATAACATCAAATGGGCCAAATCTTAAAATGGCAAAAGATTCAAATATAACAAAATCTAAACCATCATATTTATCTTCTGATTGGTATAATATTGACACTCAAATTTTAAATAAATAATTATAAATTATAAATAATAAATTATTATTTATAATTATATTATGCTTGAAGAAAAAATAAAAAAAATTATAATTTCAAAAAATTATAATAATATAAATAATATAAATAAAAATAATGGTTTAATAATTATAGCAAATGAATTTGAAATTTACACCCCAGTAAATGATAATAACGTATATAATCAACAAATATTTAATAATAGAGATTTAAATATTATTAAAAATAAAATAATATTATGTTATAAAACGCAAAATACTGATACTTCTTATACTTTTAATTTACTTACAAAATACAATTTAAAAAATAACATAAAATATTTCTATTATTATAAAAATGGTCCTCGAATAATTTTCAAAAAAAGCAATGTAGATATAAGTAATGATTTATATTTAATAAAAACAAAATCTCATAATGAATCGACATGGTCATTTAATTTAAATGGAACTAACAAAACATATGATTCAGATAAGGCAAACGAGAAGATTATAAATATAAATTTTAATTTATACGAACCATATAAAAATTCTGATTACTATGGATTCAGATTTAGAGATTTTATGACTTATAATGATTTTAGTAATAATAGAGACAAATATAAATTCGAAATTTTAAATCAAGAAGTAACATTAGAAAAAATAAGTATTAATAAAAAAAAAAAATTAGAAAAATTTTTTTCTATAGAAAATGATATTAATATAGGATCGTTATATACTACTAATGATTATAAAAAGGATAATAATTTAATTTATAATAAATATCCAAATATTACAAAATTTTCTGTAAAATTTTTAAAAACGAATTACGAAAAAATTAGTGATTCTAGTATAAATTTTGAAATAATTAAAAGACCAAATATTTATAGTAATAAATATGGAAAAATATTATTTAACAAAGATTATACATATATAAATACAAGTCTTTTTGCTAATGATATAAAAAATCATATAAACTTATACAAAGATAATAAAATTTATTTATCATTAGGAAATAATCGTTCAGGCATAACAGAAAATAATATATATAAAAATATGAAATTTACTTTAGATTTTACTACTAAAACAAAAATAAAAAAAATATTTTTTTCTAATAAAATTGTTAATAATTTTTCAAATAATTATAAAAATTATATAGGTTTACTAGATTACAGCTATAATAATTATGAAACAAATATTACTAAAATAATTCACAATTTACCATTTGATAAAATCACAGAAAGAACAAATAAAGTACAAGATATAAGTTTAATTAATTTTTTTCCATCCATAACATATGGTATTAGTTATGATGGAGTAGAATTTATAGAAGAACAACCTAAAAAATTATATAATAATATTTTTTATAAAGAATTATTAAATTATAAAATTTTTGAAAATACTGATTTTTCATTTATACTTGACCCTACTTATATTTCTTCGAACGATAGTGATGAAGTAATAAAGTATATAGAATTTCAAAAATTAAAAACAAGATTCAATAACAATCAATCTAAATTTTTTCTTAAGATTAATAATAACATAGATATTTTTGAACCAAATAACAATATAGATGTAAAATTATATTTAAATAAAAATGATGATAATTCCGCACTTATAAAACGTACTAGTAGAGATAATATAAATAACATATTAAATAATCTCGATGAAACTTACAGCTTAACATATAATTTTAGCAATAATTATAATATAGAATTTTATTCAAGTTTATTATTATCATTCATATATGATGAAGAAGATTTAAATTTTTATAAAATATCAATAAGTAATTATTATAAGACTTTAGAAGGAGGATTATTTAAAAATGTTGATTGTATTTTTAGATATTATGAACCAGGAATTGACTCATCTGCTGCTTATCCGAATAGTAATATATATGTAATTGATAATATAAATTTAGATACATTAAATAAAGTAATAGAATTATTACCAAATGCTGAATCTAGTACTGCAAATAGTATTTTTATTCCATCAAGAAACGGAAGTAATTTATCAAAAAAACGAATACAAGGATTAATTGGATTTGGAAAAGAAGGTATTGCAAAACTTTTGGCGATAGAACCATATAACGATAATTTTAGAATTGGACGTGGTTTTAATAATCAATTTAATTTGAATGATGGAACATTAGACCCAAGCAATTTAAAATTAACAAATGACGAAGTTGTTGCATTAAAATATAATTCACAAAAGCATATCTCACAAAAACAAAATAATAATATTACAAATAAAAATAATTTTGCAGATTTAGTTAGAAATTCATATAGAAGTAGAAATATAAATTTAAATTCCCCCAGCTCATGTAGTAATGGACCACCTACAATACCAAAACAACAATATTATACACCATTTAGAATGTTTAAAACAAATAAAGGCAATTATTTGCGTTCGGGAAAATAATTTTTTAATTTATAAAAATTGTTTAATATTTTTTTGAAAAAATATTAAACTAAAACTACAAATATAAATAAAGTAATAAATGAAATTAGATGATTCAGAAAATATAGAAAATGAATCGTCTAAAAAAACTGGTATAGTATTACAGCGTAAATTTTATCGTTTATATGATTATAATGTATATGATGATTTCAATATTAATCAAAAATCAGACAATTTTAATAAATATAAAGATAATAAAAAATTTATTATTCAAGCATTTGCTATAGATGCTTTAGGTAAAACAACATCTATTATTATTGAAAATTTTAATCCATTCTTTTATATTAAAGTTGGAATTAACTGGAATGAACAAAATAAAACAGAATTTACTGCATATTTAAAAAAACATATGGGTTCTTATTATGAAGATAGTATTATTGAATCAAAGTTAATTAAAAAACATAAACTATATGGTTTTGATGATAAAAAATTACATACTTTTATTAAAATAAGTTTTTCAAATACTTTAGCATATAATAAGGCAAAAAAAATATTTTATAAAGACACTATCATTGGTGACTATTTTGAAAGAAAATTGTTAAGTGATGGTTATATTTATACCGATGATGATAATGTTATTACAAATTGTTATTTATATGAAGGCGATATTCCACCTTTATTAAAATTATTTCATATAAAAGAAATAAGTCCTAGTGGTTGGATCTCAATAACAAAAGATAAAACAAAAAAACCAAAAAAACCATTAACACATTGCCATAGTGAATTTTCAGTAGATATAAAACATATTACTGCAAAAAAAGATAAGGAAGATATTGTAAATTATATTATATGTAGTTTTGATATTGAAGCAAGTAGTAGTCATGGCGATTTTCCTGTTGCAATTAAAGATTATAAGAAATTAGCAACAGATATTATGGAAAATTATAATAATTCAAGTATTGAATTTAAAGAGGAATATAGTGAAGATATTTTAAAAAATGAAATTTTAGCAGCTTTCGAATTCAAAAAGGTTAGTTATATTAATAAAGTTTATCCAAAAGAAAATAATCGCTCTTTAATTGAACTTGAAAATATTTTTGACAATTTTATTAAATATATTCCTGCAAATGATAAAGAAAGAAAAAAAGAAGAAATAATAGAAATTGAAGATAATAATAGTGACAGTGAAGATGATAATGAAGAAGAGGTCAGAATTAAAACAAAAAAAATTAAAACCTATAATAAAAAAGAAGTAAATATACTAAATATTATTCAAGATAATACTTGTGATTATAATACTAAAATTTTAGAATTAAATAATGCATTAAAACAATTTTATCCATCTTTAGAAGGTGATATTATTACTTTTATTGGAATGACTTTTATAAAATACGGAGAAGACAACCCATATGAAAGAATTATAATTGTAAAAGGAGGTTGTAAAGTTCCAGAAAAATATTTACAATGGAAAAAAAATAATAATGTTACTATTATAGAATGTGAAACAGAAGAGGATATATTATTAAAATATACGGAATTTATTACAAATAAAAATCCCCATATTATTACTGGTTATAATATTACCGGTTTTGATTTTTCATTTATGTATGATCGTTCTAAAGAACTAAATTGTACAAATAAGTTTTTAAAATTGTCTTTAAATAGAAATGAAGTTTGTCTTAAAACTGATTGGAAAACAAAAAAAGAAGATATTGAAACAAGTAAAATTGTATTAGCTTCTGGTGAATATAATTTACGATTTCCTAAAATGCCCGGAAGAATTATTATGGATATGTGTGTAATTTTTAGAAAAGAATTTCAGTTAAGTTCATATAAATTAGACCATGTTTCATCCTATTTTATTAGTGATTGTGTTAAAAATATTGAATTAATTGAAGAAAAACAAAATACAAAAATTTATAGTAAGAATCTTATGGGTATTGGAGAAGGAACATATATTAAATTTGAAGAAATTGGTTTCAGTAATAATTTATATAAAAAAGGTAAAAAATTTGAAATTATTGATATTAATAAAAAAGAAGGTTGGTTTATTATTGATAGTTATGAGGATTTAGATATTAAAAATATTAAATATAATTGGGGTCTTGCTAAAGATGATGTAACTCCTCAAGAAATTTTTGATCTAGCTAATGGTGATGATTATGATCGTTGGACTGTAGGAAAATACTGTCTTGCTGATTGTGATAATGTATTATGGTTATTATTAAAAGTTGATGTTATTACTGATAAAGTTGAAATGTCTAATTTATGTGATGTTCCGTTAAGTTATTTAATGCTTCGCGGACAAGGCATCAAACTTCAAAGTTATGTTTCTAAAAAATGTGGAGAAAAAAATACATTGATGCCAACTGTTCAAAAAAATAATGTAAGCGATGGTTACGAGGGAGCGCACGTTTTTACTCCAAAAACTGGTTTATATTTAGAAGACCCAGTTGCTTGTGTAGATTATAGTTCTTTATATCCATCATCTATTATTAGTGAAAACTTATCTCATGATAGTAAAGTTCGGACAAAAGAATATGATTTAAGTGGTAATTTAATTTTAGAAACTGGAGAAAAAGATGAAAATGGAAATTATATTTATGATAATTTATTTGATAAAGGTTATACTTATGTAGATGTTAAATACGATACGTTTAAATATAAACGAGCAACTGAAAAAGCGGCTGCAAAGAAAGTTGTTGTTGGATATAAAATATGTAGATTTGCACAGTTTCCAGAAGAGGGAGGAAAAGCGATTATGCCTGCTATTTTAGAAGATTTACTTGCTGCTCGTAAATCTACTAGAAAATTAATTCCATTGGAAAAAGACGAATTTATGAAAAATATTTTAGATAAAAGACAACAAAGTATTAAAGTTACTGCTAATTCTTTATATGGTCAAATGGGTGCTGTTACAAGTGCGTTTTATGAACCAGATGTTGCATCTGCTACAACTGCTATTGGTCGCAAATTATTATTTTATGGTCGTGATATTATTGAAAAATGTTATGCTAATAAAAGAATAGTGTTAAGCGATGGAAGAGAAGTTATTGTAAATGCTGACTGCATATATGGTGATACGGATTCTGTGTTTTTCAAGTTTAATATAGTAGATGCGAATACTGGAAAAAAAATAATAAATAAAGAAGCATTAAAATACACTATTGAATTAGCAAAACAAGCAGGGCAATTAGCTAGTAAATTTCTTAAGAAACCACATGATCTTGAATATGAAAAAACATTTTGGCCTTGGGTCTTATTATCAAAAAAACGATATGTTGGTATGTTATATGAAGATGACCCTGATAAAGGCAAATTGAAATATATGGGTATTGTCTTGAAACGACGAGATAATGCACCTGTTGTAAAAGATATTTATGGTGGTGTTATTACTAAATTGATTGAAACACGTAAAATTTCAAAATCATTAGAATTTGTAGATAGTGAAATTAATAAATTATTAAAAGGTGAAATAATATTAGATAAATTATTAGTTACAAAATCATTACGTGGTTATTACAAAAATCCAAAACAAATCGCACATAAAGTTTTAGCCGAGCGTATTGGAGTGCGTGATTCCGGAAATAAACCTGGTTCAGGTGACAGAATAAATTATGCCTATATTGTAAATCCAGATAAAAAGGCATTGCAGGGTGAAAAAATAGAGACATCTGGGTTTATTAAGGAAAATCATTTGCAATTAGATTACGAACATTATATTAGTAATCAAATAATGAAACCATTGTTACAGTTATTTGCATTGGAATTAGAACAAATGCAAGATTTCTCACAATCCCAAGAAACTATTGAAAATTTACGTAAATCCGGTAAGTTTAATAAAAAAGATTTATTATTTACTGAAGAAGTAGAAAATTTAAAAGAAAAATGGAAAAAAGATCCAGAAAAATATACTAAAAAATATGAAGAATTGCGAATGAAAAATGTAAAACGTTGTTTCTTTGATAAATATTTAAAAAAATTAAAATAATAATGACAATTAAAATACTAGCAATAATTTTCTTTTATAATAATTTATTATATTTATATATTATTATAAAAGAAAATTATTTTGTTATGGCACAATTAGTCAATACACCAGAAAATCATAGATTATTAAATATTGGAGATATTTTTAAAGATGCAAATGCAAAACCTGAACGAATTAAAAATAAAAATATTTTATTAGAAAATATAACAAATATTGTTTCTAAGGGGACTCCTATTGTACAAGCTAAAGATGAACACGATTTTAATGAAGTTAAAAAATTTATTTATAATATTTTATTACCACAATTTAAAAAATTTTCTTATTCTTCATTGCCGTCTATACTAGAAGATAAAGATAGTACACAACCACCACGACCAGGTGAAACAATAGAATTTATATCTAAATCAAATAAAAATATTTTACCCCAAGATATTATTCATTTTTTTATAGATGCGGCTATGAAGCCTGAGAAATATAAATCACTTAAACATGAAAAAAAAGATATTCATGTTATTGAAACATTTGCATCACATATGGATCCTGCAGGTAGAGAAGAACCAAATTTAGAAAATATATTAACTAATAAATTAGAAAAAATTTCTACTATTAATTTACAAGAATATGGATTTAATGAAAAATGTAACGTTATATTTGATGCAAGTCAATCAACAAAACAACTTATGTCACTACAAATTATAACAAAATCACAAAATTTAAAATGTAAATTATCTAGAAGAGGTAACATTGATATAAAATCTTTTAATTATAATAATAAAGATATTAAATTAAATGAGTTCAACGAAGTATCAAAAAATTTATTTAAAGGAAATAATTATAAAAATAGTTTTATCAATAAATTAACAGAAAAAAGTAGTCAAAAAGAAAAATCTATAGGAGAAATGTTTATATTATTAAAAGAATTAGGAGATACAATGCAAGCAATTATTTTAGAAAAGATTTTAAAAGAAAAATCATTAGAAAAATATCTTGGAACTTCTTGTTTGTTAACAAATGATATAGTTCTTGCGTGTAGATGTAGTGTTTTAAATGTTCCACATTTATTAGATGGCTTAACTTCTGGTGTATTAACATTATTTTTACCGGCACTAACGAAAGAAGATCAAAAAAGAGTACAAAAAGAATATGATAAAAGAGAAAAAATAACAGAAATATTAAAATTCATTAATGAAAATAATAATGTTGTTGATTCTTTAAATGCATTTAAAGCGTTTATAGAACATTATAGTGTAAATAGAAAAATTACTACAGAAATTTCTATATCTTCTGCTGGAACAAAATTAGATAAAAATGTTATTATATCTCCTATTATTGAAGAATTAGAAAATTTAATTGGAAAAATAGGTAAAGCAAATGTTATTCTTAAAGATATTTTAAAAGTATTAAATGAAAATTTTGCTGAAGTTAAAATAACATTATCCGGATTAGTTGAAACAATTACAGATGAATATGTTGAACTATGTAAAAAAGAATTTTCTATTTTTAGAATTTATATTATTCAATTAAAGGCAAACGACTTGATTAGAAAAATAGATAAAGATAAAAAAATTGCTTATTGTATAGGAAGCGAAATAAGCAGTTCGTTATTTATAAGAAAAATACCAAAAAAATTAGGAGGTTCTACTAGTGCCGAATATTTATTTATAGATCAAATTGATGGTAATATTATATTTAATTCTGGTTTCATTACTCATATTTTAAGATTAGCATCAATTGGAGGAGGAGGTAAAAGATCTAGAAGTAAAACTAGCTCTAAAAGAAGCTCTAAAAGTAGCTCTAAAAGTAGCTCTAAAAGAAGTTCTAAAAGAAGTTCTAAAAGAAGTTCTAAAACAAGCAGTAATCATAAACATAAAAAACAGAAGACAAATAAAAAAGAAGTAATACAAAATTTATATGCTTTAATATATCCAATCATATATTGTTATCCATGGTTAGTTGAATATATATTAGATTATGATACAAATAAATCATTATTAATAAAATTAATAGAATATATTTTAACCAATGAAGAAGAAGAAGAAAAATTTAATACTTCTTTAACAGAGATTTTCTCAGAAATTAACGAAGAAAAATATTATAAAAAAATAATAGAAAAAAATTTTGATGAAAAAAATAATATTAATGATGATTCATATCAAACTACAATTTTAAATAATATAACAAAAATATTAGAAAAATTATATGATAGTAATACTGTAAAACGTAATAGTGTAAAACGCAGTAGTGTAAAACGTAATAGCGTAAAACCTATTGTGATTAAACCAGCAACTACAAGATCAGTGAGTGTAAATTCAATACATACTCCAAAAAAAAGTAAAAAATTTAAATCAAGATTAAAAGGTATTACTAAAACTAGTAGACGTTTAAATTTAGACAGAAATAAAGAAAATTTTTCTCTGTCTATTAGAGATAAAAAATAATTAACAAATAAGAAAATATTTTATTTATTATTATATTTTCTTATATATAGAATTAAAATATGACAAATCAATTCAATATTACTTTTAAAAATTTAAAAAGGTTCTCTCAAAAATTTAATAAAAAAAGAACAAATAAAGTTTTTAAAAATGTAAATACTAAATTAAACTTTAATAAAATTATTACAAAATCTGATTATATACAAAATAAAAAACGGGTTTTTAAAAATATTATTGATGTTAAAACCGGACCGACAGATCAAAAAGGTAGTGGGCGTTGTTGGCTTTTTGCATTTCTAAATGTAATGCGTATTTTTATGATTAAAAAGTACAATTTAGAAGACTTTGAGTTCTCTCAAAATTACTTATTTTTTTACGACAAATTAGAAAAAGCTAATTATTTCTTGAATTTTATTTATGATAATAAAAATAAAAAAATGGATGATTTGAAATTCATACATATGTTAGATAATTTAACAAATGATGGTGGTCAATGGAATGTATTTGTTAATTTAATTAATAAATATGGTATTATTCCAAAATCAGCCATGGACGATCATTATCATAGTGCAAATTCATACGATTTAAATGAATTTTTTAATGATTTTTTAAGAAAATCTGCTCATAAAATTAGAACATCCAATGTTAATAAAATTAAAGTAATTAATGAATTATTAGAAGAATGTTATAAAATATTAGTGCTATTTTTAGGAGAACCACCACAAGTTATTAATTGGGATTATTATGCATTAAAAGATGATTCTAAAAAAACTGGAAAAAAGAAAACAAAAAAAAATAAAGAACTTAAAGAAAATAAAGAAAATAAAGAAAATAAAGAAGCAAAAGAAGCAAAAGAACTTAAAGAAAATAAAGATGATTCTAAAAAAATATATAAAGTAGTTGAAAATATTAGTCCTTTAACTTTTTATAAAAAATTTGTACCATACGATGCTAATAATAAAATATGTTTGATAAATTATCCGTGTAAAGATCATAAATATTATAAATTATATAATGTTGAATTAGCATTTAATTTAATAGGTAATAAACAACAAAATTTTATAAATGTTCCAATTGAAGTAATGATAGAAGCAACAAAAAAATCTATAAATAATGGAGAAGCAGTATGGACCGGAATTGATTATGGAAAATATACTGCATCAAAAGAAGGGTTTTTAGATGTTGATGGCTTTAATTATGATGATATTTTTGAATTTAATAATTTAATGGATAAATGTGATAGTTTAAATTATAGACAAAGTTTTCCAAATCATGCTGTTATTTTACGTGGTTATAATTTTGGAAAAGGTAATACTAATGGATTTTTGGTAGAAAATTCTCATGGTGATGGAGATGGAAATGGAGATAATAAAAAAAATGAATTTAATGAAAATTTATATATGTCATTAAAATGGTTTAAACAATTTGTTTATATGGTTGTTATTGATAAATCTTGTGTATCATATAAAGAACTAAAAGTATTAAAACAAAAACCAAATGTTATGCCATATTGGAGTCCTTTTGGTTCATTATTAAATGGTGGTTCTAAAAATTAAAGAATATTTTTATTTTATTCATCAAATAAAAATATTTATCTTTTATATTTTCTTGTTTTTTTTCTTTTTATTTTTTTTCTTTTACTTTTTTTTCCTTCAGCAATAATAGCAAGATTGTTTGGGTCAGAACGAGAGTTAGAATCTTCATTCATTTGTTGTAATGCTTCAATAAATAAATTATCTTCTCCTGTTCTAGTTAATAAATCTAATTCATCTTTTATAGCTTGAATATGTTTATTTACAGCAGTTAATCTACCAATTTTTAATTTAATTTCTTGTTCAGAATTAAATTTTATTTTTCTAATATAATTACCTATAATTTCTCTACATTTATTTTGATTCTCTATAAGTTTTCTTTTATTTTTATTAGGTGTAAAAAAACTACCACCTGCGTAATAAAAGAGACTATAAAGATCCATATCACCTTTTTTCATATTACATTTTGAATGTATAAAAAATAAATTATCATCGATACTTTCATTACGTACTGTTGATAACATTGTTAATATTGGAATTAAATGATCACAACTATTTTGACTAGCTAATACTTTTTTGCCACAACAATAACATATATTATTTCTTGGATTTTTATTATAATTTTTTTGACATGCTGTTTTTATTTTTGAAGATATATTTTCATCATCGTCTATTCTAAACAATGACATAAAATCACTTTTTATATTTCTTAAAATAGAAGTATTTAAATCAATTGAATCACTTACACGATAATATTCAATTGGTGTAATTTGATTTCCGTCATAATCTAAAATTTCTTCAGCAACTTTTAACATATAATTATAGTCTTTATGAAAAATATTACTAAATTCTTCCCAAATTGGGCCACTTTTAATTGGTCTTTTTTTAGCTATTATATTAGTTTGTCTTGTTAATTTTGATTTTTCTAGTGCTTTATTTTGTTTTGATAATTTACTTACTCTATCAAGACGATAAGAATATATTGATTTACTACTTTTACTATATAAATTTTTTCCAGTTATTGATTTCTTTATTCCTTTTGCTTTCTTTTTAGTTTTTTTTTTCATATTTTTTATATTATTATTACATATAATAATATAAAAAATTAATTTAAGTAATATTTAAATATGAGTTCAAGTGAAGAAGAACAAAATAATCAGCACAATACTAATACTAATACTGATATTGTTGTTGATTTATTAAGTTTAAATTTAGATGATACTGGCGAAGAATGTATGATTTGTAAAGAAGAATTGTCTTGTTACCCTTGTTATGAATTACCAGAATGCAAACATAAATATCATACTCATTGTTTAATTGCTTGGTTTCGTAATGGTGATTCGCGATGTCCATATTGTGGTAATAAAGGAATTAATAATAAAAATAAGCAAAATAAGCAAAATAATTATGGTGGCTTTTATGGGTATCATATAAGACCTAATTCATATGAAACAAATCTTTTGAATGATTTACGTAAATATGCTTATAATAAAAAACACGAGTTTCATAAAAATGCAATAAACATTAAGAAAAATTTTGAAAAAATTAAAATTATAGAAGAACATTATAAAATTTTTTTAAAAACAAAGAGAGAATATAAAGCAAGTTTAAAAAAGGAAAATGTAAATTTTAATGAAGCTAAGAAAAAATTATCAAAATATCGTAGTGAGCAATGGAATTATGTTAGAAAAATTAATAATGAAAAATATAAATTAATTAAAAATAGTTATGTAGTACCATTAATTATTCCTACAACGGTTGATATGAGTTAGATTTAAAGTCTTAAAAATATTAATTCATCTTGAATACTACAATAAGATTGTTTCTTTGTTAAACTTGATTTAGGTTTTTCTACTATTTTTAAAATTTCTTTTATTTCATCGTCTTCTGATGTTTTTTCTTTCTCTCTTTCGTGTGTTGTATAATTTACACGATTATTATTTCTTATTAATGAATCTAAATTAACATTTGAACTGCTAAATTTAATTAAATCTTCGTATTTTATAACAAATGTATAATAAAAACAATCAATAAAAACCATATATCTATTAGTTTAAATTATAGTATATATTTTTATAATAATATTTACAAAAATATATTCAATTTTATTTTTGGAAAGTTTTGGTATTATCCCAGAAACTTTATATATAAATATTCATAAAGATGTTTAATTTACTTTACTTAAACAACTGGATTTTCTAATGCATCTAATCTAGCTAATATAGCTTGTATATCTGGTGTAATTTGTA